TTGACGAGGTGTGGGAAGGGGACATCGAGGGCGAGATCACAGGGTGGCTCAGGAAGAACAAGCCTGACGCACTCAAGAACGTGGTGGAGACGGTTTGGAACGAACACCACGAGGGCATGCTCAAGTCGTACGGAGGGAACCTGTCCCGCTTTGTGCCCCTTGTCAGGAAGAGGATGATAACAGGCCGTCACGTATCCACAGACAGGGCCGAAATGAACCTGCTGAGGCGGGCCAAGGCTGTAGTGCCTCACCCGAACGAGTACCGCCAACTGGGGGATAGCTCCGAGAGAATGTCAATCAAGGTTCACGACTTGGACCTTCCTGACGAATACTACGACGAGACATCAAAGCATCACGTTGACGAGAGAACACGGGCGGCGGTGGACAAGGTGCGGGCCTATGCCCACATCAAGACGCCAGCGGAGATCCGGACCCACATCCAAGACGAGGCTCATGGTCAGGCTCAGTTCAACAGAGACCCACTGGCCGCGATCAAGTACCTGATCGAGAAGGGGTTCAGTGGAGAGATATTCACCTCTCGAGACTGGGTTATGGCATCCGAGGGACACGCCTTCATCCTCAAGAAGATGGATGCCGGTGGGCTTACGGCTGCGGAGTACGACGACCTGACACAAAAGATGATCTGGCTCGCACAGTACTCTGACGAGGCGGGGTCTGAGTGGGGCCGTGCTGGGTCGATGATGCGGGACAGGGTGGAGACTGTCAGGGAGAGAAGCCGACGAGCAATTGACAAGGCTATCTTTTCCAAGTCAGAAAACATCCGTCGCAAGCTGGCCTACTGGCAGAGCAAACTGATGGGCGGTCTACACCCTGATGCGAAGAAGCGAGTGGCAGAGGTTCGTCAGGAGTGGATGGAGGAGTCGAAGGCCACCATGGACCGGCTCAGGGCCAAGGGGTGGGACCTCGACCAGTTGGACAAGTACATGGGCAGCAGGGAGGCTGTCGAAGCGTTTGTCTACGAGGTGCTGAAGGACAAGGGGGCTGTAGGGACCGCCTCGCACATTGCCTATGAGATGTTCATCAACTTCATCCTGTCTGGCCCGCTGACCCACATGGCCAACGTGGTCAGCAACACCGCGTTCATTACTTACGAGATGATCCCCAAGAGGATTGTCCACTCCGTTATGAACGAGCTTTCTCTGGCGGTGGGGCTTGGGGACAAGATGGCCCCCAGAATCGGGGAGCTACCCCACCTGTACAAGCATATGGCAATAGGTTTCTATGAGGGTGCCAAGCACTTCTGGAGATCCTACGTCACGGAGGAGGAGTCCTTTGAGAGGATGCTGGGTCTGGAGCGTGGCAGGACGAAGTTTGAGACCCACCGCCGCCACATCAAGGGACCCGCAGGGAGGATCATCAGGGGTGTTGGCACAACATTCCTGACGGCGATGGACTCGTGGGCCAAGAGTGTCAATGCGTACGGCGAGGTGGCGGCACTCGCATACAGGGACGCCAAGCACAACGGGCTTGTGGACGATCAGGTCGGCAAGTTTCTTGACGAGGTAATGCTGGACAAGACTCACAGGCTGTGGGGCGAGGCACTGACCATCGCTAGGGACAGGGTCTTCCAAGGAGAGCCTTCTCCTCTTGCCAAGGGAGCCTTGCACATACGAAGGACAGTGCCGGGGGCCAAGTGGTTTCTGCCGTTCATCCTCACTCCAGACAACCTTCTAAGAAAGGGTGTGGCGTATTCCCCGTTTGGGACTATCCCGTTGGGCAAGGGTGTGTACAACGGCTTCAAGTCTGGCGACTGGTCTGGGGTTGGCGAGAGGACTGTCCAGCAACTGTTCGCGTACGCCTTTGTTGCCGCACTGATGGGTGACGACGAGGATGATCCATTCATAACGGGCACGACACCCGACCAGCCCAAGGAGTGGTCGGCTGAGAAGCGTTCGAGGACTATCCCACCCCTGTCCATCAAGGTGGGGGATGGTTACATCTCGTACGCTAGGTTCGAGCCGTTTTCTACGTGGATCGCCCTGACGAAGGATGTCACGGTTGCCATCAAGAAGGGCGACTTTGACTTTGCCAGAGAGAAGCTGGGCGAGTCGGTTATCGAGATGATGAAAGATAAGCCGATGATGCGAGTGGTGTCGGATGTGGGCTACCTGATCCGGAGTCCCGGCAAAGCATCAGCGAGGATAGCTGGGGGGTTCATCACATCGGCGTCCCCCAACCTCTACAAGCAGATAGTGCGTGCCAGCAGGGACCACGCGAAAGAGAGAAGGACTTGGGGTGACGAAGACCGGTTCGTGATGTGGGGCAAGAACCTTCTCCGGAAAGCCGAGATACCCATCTTCGAGGATTACGACAAGTTCGACCAGTACGGCGAAAAAATCCCCGAAAACTACAACCCCACCTCTGGCACAAAGGCCAGCTTCTGGTATAAGCTCCTTGTTCCGGCCAAGGGAAAGCACGTCCACGAGGGTGTTGCGGACAAGGTGCTCCGGAGATGGAACGAGCAGAACCCCGAGGATCGAAAGGGGATCAGGGAGCCAGACCCATGGTTCAGGGAGAAGGGCGAGGATGTCTACCTGACGAAGGAGGAATACTCTGAGTACACGGAACTCACGGGGAAGATATTCAAGGGGCTGGCAGATTCAGAGGCCGTGGATATTGAAAACCCCAAAGCGGGGGACATTGAATCCCTTTGGGAGAACAACTGGAACGCATCCAAGGCGGCGTCGGAGAAGATCCTGAAGAAGAAATGGTCCGGACTGCCCTACAAGGACGACGCCAAGGCGATCTCTCAGAAGATATACGAGAACAACATAAACAAGAGGATAACAATCCTAGCCAGACCCAACCCCTCACTTAGGAACCAAGACAGTGATGTGAAGGGTTACACCATGGGGAAGAGGAAAGAGGCACTTGATGCCGAGATGAAGGAGTTGATTGAGACCAAGCAGGAGGCTGCTGAGTTTCTCGTGCGTCAGGGCTACACAGACAAGAACTTCCCAAAGCTGACTAGGCGGAAGAGTACCGTGTCGTGGCACAGGGCCATCAGGTCATTCAAGAACTTTTCTGGGGGTGTTACCGGTGAACGGAAGCGAGATGTTCCACCAAGAGTTAGAGGGACTAGGAAAGCTTCATGATTCGAAGCAGGCTGATTACGGGAGGCCGAACGACCCGTTTGCAAACGTGAGGGCATCGGAGGAGTTTGGGATAGACCCATGGATCGGTTGCATGATTCGTGCAAACGACAAGATGCGTCGCATCCAAACCCACGCCAAGGGCAACTCTCTCAAGCACGAGAGTGTGGAGGACAGCTTCAGGGACTTGGCTGTGTACTCGCTAATTGCCCTGTGTTTGTACAGGGAGCAGCATGGAATCACCAGCTAAAGGCCTAGCTGCCCAGAAGAAAACCTAGGCCCATTGAGTGTCCGGTAAAGCTCATACTCGTCCCTGACTCCGCAGAACGAGTCGAGTATGTCGCACACGTCCTCCAATTCCAGCGGCCCGTCATCTGTTGACCATTCGTACAGGATGTCCACGAGTCTGCTGTCATTGAGGTCCAGTGGGCCATGAGAGTCCCAAACCCTGATGATGTAGGTGTGCCCCTTTGTGTGGCACTCAACCTCGAAAAGCGTCCTTTTCATAATGACGCCTGTTTTCCCATTGACGGCAACGCCAGCTGATGCCCATGATAGCACGTCACTAAAAGGGGGAGTCGGATGTACGCTTATCTGCGGGATGCCTACGCCGTCATCGACGAGATGGCCGCGAGCGACGAACTGGTGGCAACCCAGTGCCGTGCCCTGATAACCGGATACGCAGCAGAGTACACCAGTGCCAACTCAACATTCGAGGTCGTTGAGATTGAGAAGGTGTACACTGCCCCTCTGAGAAACCTCAAGCCAAATGGGCGAATCAGCAGGAAGTGGACCCTTGCTGGGAAGATCGACAAGCTGGTCAAGGTGGACGGCCAGCACTTCCTTGTTGACCACAAGACCACATCCCTGTCGATAGAGGACCCTGACAGCAATTACTGGAAGAGCCTCAGGATCGACAGCCAGCCCCGCCACTACGAGATCCTGATGTACTCCAACGGAGTACCCCTCAGGGGAATCATTTGGGACGTGGTGAAGAAGCCCACAACGAAGCCCATCAAGATCAGCAACGCTGTACGGTCCAACACGAGGACGACTGGACACTACTTGGGTGAGCCGGTATCGGATGAGACCGTGGAAGACCTGCTGGACATCGAGAGGGAAAACATGGAGATGTATCAGATACGTCTCCTGAAGGGGATCCTCGAGGGCAGAGACAAGTACTTCAAGCGGAAGAGCATTGCCCTGACGACTGACGAGCTTGAGCAGTACAACAACTCGTTGTGGCAAGTGTCCGAGGATATGACCTCCACAATGAAGAGGTCGGAGAAGACGGGGATCACTCCGTACAACCCCTCGGGCTGCATGATGTACAACACCCCCTGTCAGTACTTGGGCATCTGCTCACATCATGACGAGACGGGGAGTGCGAACTGGCAGCACGCACTGGATGTCCACCCAGAGCTTGAGGGTGAGGCGTCCCCATACGGCGACAGGGAGTTACTGACAAACAGCAGGGCGAAGTGTTTTCAGCTTTGCCCAACGAAGCATCACTACCGGTACGTGCTGGGCTTGGAGCGTGTACGCGAAGAAATCAAGCCCGCACTTTTCTTTGGAAACGTCTGGCACGCTGCAATGGATGCGTGGTGGGCGGCAGTCTCTGGATACGAAAGGGGAGACAATGACAGTGGAAACTAAAGCGAAGGGGGCCAAGGTTGTGGATACCAAGGTCAAGACAAACTGGCTGAAAAGCATCCGAAAGGATGTGGAGAGGAGGCCACCCTCGATGGTGATTGTTGGTCCTGCTGGTGTGGGCAAGTCCTCACTGGCTGGCAACATTCCAAAGAGTGTGGTCATGCCCTTTGGGCAAGAGGATACTTGGGGTCTTCTCAAGGGCAGCGGTGCTGTTCCGGAAGACCTGCCAGTACTCCCTCCGGCCAGAACCTTCAGCGACATGATGGGGATGATCGAGGAGTTGACCACAGAGGATCATGAGTACAAGGCACTCGTGATCGACACTATCTCATGTGCGGAGAGACTCTGCCATGAGCATGTGTGCAACAGGGAGTTCAGCGGTGACTGGTCCGAGAGAGGGTTCTTGGGCTTCAACCGTGGCTACGAGGTGTCCTTGTCTGACTGGCGTGAGTACATAAACGCCGTGGACAGACTCAGGGACGAAAAAGGGATGATGGTAGTGCTTCTTGGTCACACCAAGATCACTCAATACCGCAACCCTGTTGGTGCAGACTATGATCGGTTCACGGTCGACCTGCACCACAAGACGTGGTCTCTGACGCACCGCTGGTGCGACGCGGTCCTTTTCTTCAACTACTGGATCGAAGTGGACGAGAGCGGCCTCAGGGCCAAGGGGAAGGGTGGCCACTCGCGTGTCATCCACACCCAGCACTCGGCTGCATTCGACGCGAAGAACCGCTTTGGTTTGGAAGCGGAGATTGAGGGTGGGGACAGTGGTGCAGAGGCTTGGCAGAATCTCAAGGATGCTATTGTGGAGGCAAGGAGCTAATGGCTGGATACGACGAAGGAAGATATGACTGCACCGTGATGGGTCAGGGTTTCGGCGTTGCCGGTAAAAACCAAACCCAGTACTTCGGTATCGAGGTGCTTCCCCACAAGAGGTACATGTCCAGTGGGGAGGAGTTTGTCGTTGATGCGAAGTTCACCCGAACTGTGAAGCTGTGGATGAACAGCGAGGGGAACGTCGAACGATCCGCTGCAAGGCTGAAGACCTTGGGGTGGGACGGCAAGTTCAAGGACCTAGAGCCGGGGGGGTCCTGCGACCTGACCGGACTGACGGTCACACTGGAGAACAGCCACAGGGAGAGTCCTGACGGCAAGATGTGGGACGATTTCGACTTCCCCTATGACGGGCCGGTCGAGACGACCATCTCCAATGACAACAGTATCGCGGCGAAGCTTGACAGGATGTACAAGCCGAACGCGAAAAAGGCCAAGGCGGAAACCGTTGACGAAGAGGTTCCGTTCTAAACGTCCCTCCTTTCGTGGGATGGGGGAGTAGTGACCCCCAGTCGTTACCGTGTCCACGGTCACCAGCCCGTTCAAGTCGGGCGTAGCGACTTTAGCCAAGGATGGCGTAATGGGGCATGGAGGCCCCGTGGTGTACAACATTGTGGCAACCATGCAGGAAACTCGAGGCTGTAAAACTATGAGGGCGTTTCAGCTTCACCGCCTTTGTGCCTGTGTGGGTCTGTTACCCGACCTGTCTCGCAAACAGGATGCTGGGGCCGTGCAAATCGAGGCAATGTCTGGCCGACATCCTCGGGGGACACAAGCTACCTGCACGTAGCCAGCAGACAGACGCTGTTACGATATGGGGGATAGGTAAGTGTCCCCGATAGGCCGCGTTGTGCAATGACTATCAGGAAGTGCCCTGACTGTGGAAAGCATCCGGACATCAAGGAAAACTACATGGCTGCTGGGGGGCATCTGGTCAGCGGGGTCATGTGCGAGCAGTGTGACCTCGTGGCATTCCACTTCACCACTCAGAGCGGGATAGACCTGTGGAATCGGATGTGTGAGGATTGGGAGAAAAACGGAGGGACCGAGTGATGGATAGCCGACTGAAGACCTGCCAACGGCTCCGTGATGTCGTTATGGCATACGAGACGTGTGACTCGCTGGGTGCGGTGCATTGCACGTGTGTTCCGCTGCTCCGCGAAGAGATCAAGCGGCTGAGGAATGACCGCCCCGGCGAGTGGGTGAGCGTGGAGGACCGCACGCCGAATGACGGAGCCTTGGTTCTCGTGGCCGACCAATATGGCCGAGTGCTGGCGTCCTCTTACAACGACGATTTCGCCGGGGAGTGGTTCTTTGAGCAGGGACCGGCCCATAGAGACCACTTCACCCACTGGCGACCACTACCGGAGGGGCCGAGCGATGAGTGAGCCAAGCCCCTTGGGGAAAACGATTACTTCTCCTCACGACACTGAGTTGGTGTGGGCACACTTGAGCAACGTGATTCACGTTCCAGAGGGCAAGGAGCCGTCAAACTTCTTTGTCTGTGGGTGCTAGAGAAGGACCACGTAATGAGCTACGCATCTCTTGGCTTTGTGTTCTTTGTGGGAGGGGTGGCTGTTCTGGTGGGGTTCCTTAACGAGCTTGGGAGAGACAGATGAGGAAGGTTGCCTTGATGTACACGCTGATGTGCCTCGTGGTGTTTCACGGGTTCATCTTGGGGAGCAACATCCTAGCCTTCTTCATTGTCCCGTTCATGGAACCCTTTTACGTTTCCGTGCCGATAATGTCTCTTGTCCTTGTACTCACCTTCTCCAAGGTGATCGACTGCCCCCTCACTGCTGCGGAGAACCACCTGAGGAGAAAGCTGGGTATGAAGAGGATAGGGGGGTTCGCTGGGCACTATTTCATGAAGCCAATAAGGAGAAGACGTGGCAAAAAAGAAGGCAACTAAACGGAACTACCGCAAGGAGTACGACAACTTCGACTCCAAGCCGAGCGAGATCAAGAAGAGGTCTAACAGGAATAAGGCTCGGAGGAAGCTGAAGAAGGCTGGCGTGAAGGTTGCGGGTAAGGATGTCCACCACAAGGACGGGAACGCCAACAACAACAAGAAGTCAAACCTGACCACCAAGTCGCCCTCAAAGAACCGGTCGTTCGCTAGGACCAAGAAGGCTGGCAAGAAGAGAACGAGGGTGAGGGCTATGTCACATAAGGGGAGAAAGAAATGACGGACGACGAGAGGGCAATGGCACTTTATATGGCGTATCCACGCAAGGTTGCACGTGCAGCAGCCATAAAGGCCATAAAGAAGGCATTGCGTAAAGAGGGCTTTGAGTCCCTAATGGAGGCAGTGCTGGACTATTCAAGGGCTAGGGAGGGGCAAGACAAGCAGTTCACCCCTTACCCAGCCACGTGGTTCAATCAGGAGAGATGGGCTGACGACAGGGAAGAATGGGCACCCACAAGCCCAGATGTCCCGACCGAGGAAGCGTGGATGATGGTACGTGACGCCGTGAGGAGGCACGGGGTCATGGGCATGCCGGAGGCAAGAAGGGCCATGCCCGCCGATGTCGTCGACGCAGCGGAAGAGGTTGGGTGGAGAAACCTTTGCGACATGACGGAGTTCAACAGCGATAAGCTGAGGTATAACTTCCGAGTTGTGTACGAGAGGTCTGCCAATGGCTCTGGGAATCAAAACACTGAGAGAACACGAGAAGGCAATGACGGCGGCGTGGGAAACCTACTTCGCGTCCGTGCCGGGGACGCCAGAGTCCATTGAGTCTCTAAGGGTTGCCTCAACTTTCCCCCTTGCACCGGAGGGACGACGTGAAGCGGCCTGTGTACGAGAGCGCAAGCGACAGGAAAAAAGAACGGTCGTTCGCCCAGAAGATCGAGAAGGTGACTGGTTCTTTCCTGAAGAAGACCCCACCGTTCTACCACGTGGACTTCATGGGTCTGGAGAAGATCCGGAGCGGGGCGAAGCTGAAGTTTTTCGTGGAGGTGAAGCACAGGAAGATTGACCACAACAAGTACGACACCTACATGCTGTCACTGAAGAAGTGGATCAACATGAACCTCATACGAAGGTATGGGGGCCTCCCTGTGTTCTTGGCGATTCGATACCTCGATCTGGACCTGTGCCTCCCTGTAACGGATGAGGTGTTCCCAATCAGCTACATGGGGCGACTGGACAGGGGTGACGAGTCAGACATGGAACCGTGTATCATGGTGCCGATACCACGCCTGATGCCCATGGAGAGAATGAGGGATGGCTAGCGTAATAGCCATAGACCCCGGCAACAAGCTGTCTGCGTTCGCGGTGTTGGTTGACGGCGAGCCGGTGGACATCGGGATAAATGAAAACAAGAATGTCGCCGACTACCTGCTCTACGCGAAGCTGCTATGGCCTGACGTGGAGCTAGTAATAGAGATGATCGCTTGTTACGGTATGCCGGTTGGGGCCGAGGTGTTCGAGACGTGCGTGTGGATAGGGAGGTTCGCGGAACGGTGGGAAACCACGCACCCCCTGTCGGGTGTACAATACGTCTTCAGAAAAGACGTAAAGATGAACCTGTGCCACAGCATGAGGGCCAAGGACTCAAACATCCGCCAAGCCTTGATTGACAGATTCGGCGGCAAGGAGGCGGGGGTGGGAAACAAGCATAGCCCCGGCCCTCTCTACGGTGCAAAGAAGGACATCTGGTCTGCCATAGCCGTTGGGATCACATACTTGGACAGCGTGGAACATGGAAGACTTGGAGCGTCGAGTGATCCAGCTTGAAGAAAAGGTGAGGTCAGAGGTCGGGGACGACGGGTACGACGGTCAGGTCTGGCGTGTTGCGAACAGCCATACAGAGAGAATAGGCCGTCTGGAAGACATGCTGTGGAAGGACGGGGACAGCATCACCGCACAGATTCTCAAATTGAGAACAGAGCTTCGCACGATTGCCGTGTGTGTCAGCATACTCATCCCAATAATCTTCAAGGCCATTGATTCATGGTTAGGAAAAGCCTGATTGCCGCAGCACTCCTCGTGCTGTGCAGCATCTCGTTCTCGGATGAGCCTGAGCAGAAGCCTGAGTACTACAATGCCGTTGTGCGGATAGACGGTTGTAGCGGGGTGATCGTGCGGACTGGCCCAGAGGTGTCTGTTGGCGTGTCTGCCCAACATTGCACCGGCAAGGTGGGCGAGGTGGTGAGGTTCAGAAATCCTGATGGTAGTGGTGGCTACGCCAGATGGGTCGCGGAGGATGTCAGGACCGACTTGTCGCTGTTCAGGGTGTGGACCCGTGACACGAAGCGTGTGTCAGTGTCTGTTCAGGCGAACGGGGACAGGCCATCCAAGGAGTTCAGCGGGTGGGGATACCCACAGGGGAAGGGTCCCCACTGGAAGCGTTTGAAGTTCGACGGAAAGTTCAACATTACTGGGCTGGAGTCCCCGAGAAATCAGTTCGAGGTCAAGGATGGGGTGTTCAACAATGGGGACTCGGGGGGAGGGGTGTTCAACAATGGCAAGCTGTTCGGGATCACGTCGCACGGATCCAAGAACCACAAGCACCTCTTCGCCTGTACCAAGGAGCAGTTGAACGAGTTTCTGAAGAGGGTGGACGGCAAGCTGAAGAGTAAACTGGTAAAGTGGGAGGCGGGGAAGATGCCCCCTCTGGGGTCTGATGACGACAGGGAAGTTGCCCTGTCTGAGGTCATCAAGGCCATGATGAAGCTTCAGGCGGAAAACAAGTTACTGGCTGAAAAGGTTCGCAAAATTGCGAACACGCCAATTCGGGTTCAGGTATTGGACCCTGTTTCTGGTAAGGTGCTGGCCGAGGAGTCGTACCCATTCGGGACACCCATCAAGCTTGTCCTTCCAGAGAGAAGGTGAAACAAACACCGCAGGAGAGATCGAGATGCCACAGGAAAGCGTTGAACTGGCCGCGAACGATTACGCCATGCTGAAGATGCACGCCATGAATGGTGCGCAGCATGCAGCCAACGGGATCACGGCACTGTTGGAAGTGATCCGTTACGAGCATCAGGAGGCCAAGAACATGGTCTCTCAGGCCGAGGCCCTCGGGCATCGTATCGTCGAGGAGAGTGGGGCGGGTAAGTCTCGCAACACCGCCTCCTCCGGAACGTAACCGTGTCCCCCCGCGACGAGGCGGGCCACATCGCCGCCGATCTGGCGGTGCGCCTCGGACGCATTAGGGGGGCCTCCCTTCGGGGGGGCCTCCCTTCTCTTGTCAGGGAATTGGCTGAGGAGGCGAGAAATGGTGTCGAAGGGGATCAGGGAAAGGTTCATAGAGAAGTGGTTCGGGGTGCGTCTGGCGGAAGAGGCGTTGAAGGTGGGGGATCTGGCAGACCTGATGCAGATCAACAAGGACGCGGTGAAGGCGCACAACAAGACCCTCCTTGATAACTACGAGAATGGGGAGATGGGCGGAATCCACATAGGAGACATCGTGACAAACGAAGGAAAGAGTTCTTTACCGAGCCGAGGGACTGGTAAAGGACTCTTGACCACGCTGGTCCTTGGGGCACTTACTGGCGGCGGGGCGTTGGGGTTCTTCGGGCCGTCCCTTGTTGGGTCATTGTCGGGCGGGCCAGTGGAAGGTCCCGATTTGGACACGAAGTACATACTCGGACTTGGGGCACCTGATGAGCCGGAGACGAAGAATGAGATACCAGAAGGTAAGAGAGAAGATTCGGGACGGTGACGTTCTTGCGTTCAGGGGTACGAGGTGGTGGTCATGGCTGATCCGCTTCTTCACCCAGTCTAGGATCTCGCACGTCGGGTTCGCCATCTGGATCCACGACAGGCTTTGCGTGATGGAAGCCCTCGAGGGCAGGGGGATCCGAATCTTTCCTGTGTCGAAGTGTCTGGAGGATGGGGAGTGGATCGACTGGTACGAACTCCACAAGCCTGAGGACAACAAGATTGACAGGGACACGCTCGTGGCCACTGCGTTGTCTCACTGGGGCAAGCAGTACGCCCCTTGGTGGCAGTTCGTCCGGACGTGGGGAAGGTGGACTAGGCGATACTTGGACAAGAAGGGGGTCCCGCTGGACGTGGATCCTGATCGCTTCTTCTGCTCCGAGTTTGTCCTTACCTGCCTGAGGATGTCTGGCTATCTGGGGGACGGCTTCGCCGCCAACCTCAGCCCCGCCGCAGCATCCCCCGGCGACATCATAGAACTCCCCTGCCTTCACCGGATGGGAAAGCTGGAACACTGAACCGACCCAGAGTGGCTCAGGTCTGGGCGGTGGCTCGACTATGAGGAGGTGGGAGTCCGATGATTAGAGACGAGTACATCAGGGACGCCGTAGTTGACAGGGTCGTTGACGGCGACACTCTGGACCTCATGGTTGACCTCGGCTTTGGCACGTTCAAGAAGATCAGGGTGAGGCTGCTGGGTATCGACTGCCCAGAGATTCGCGGCAAGGAAAAGGTGGCGGGCAGGGCTGCGAGAGAGTTCGTCGCGAGACTGAGGATACAAACCCTGAGTAGGGTCTCAGTGAAAACAACCAAGTACAAAAAAGGAAAGTATGGTCGCTACCTAGCAGAGGTGTATAGTAGGTATGCGGACTGTGAAGACGAGCAATCTTGGAACAGTAAGATAATCGAGAGCGGGCATGGTGTATCGACGGAAAAATAGGTCGACGGATGAGCTTAGGGAGTTCATCAAGAGCGTCGTGCCTGTGTGGAACAAGCAGTGTGTGCGGTGCGCAACCGTGTACGCGAAGTTCTTCAAGGTGTGCCCTGAGTGTGAGTTCACCGAGTGGCTTCTCGAGGGTGAGGTGGACGACGTTGAGGCACCTCGGCCCAAGCCCTCTGGGAAGAACCAGAAGCCCCAGTACAAGCCTCGGCCTGAGACCATCGACAACATGCGAAGGAAGATACAGGGCGAGTGGGTGGCCAACGGGGACCCCAGAGCGGCCCTCGGGATCGACGACTGGGAGGTCCCGAGAACAGTGGTGAAGGACACCACAGACCTCGATTAGGCCCGACCCATACCTCAAGGAAGGTCATCCGAGGCCCGTACAGGGCAAATACGGAGGCCGTTCGTGATGGTAGCGCACAAAAAAAGGCCCCAACGAGGAATTACCTCGCTGGGGCCTCTGTGTGTCACGCCGTGATCAGAAGGGGGGTGTAGCCTTCCGGCAACATTTCCTTCCTGACACGGAACCCAGTCATGTCAGTCCTTGCCCTGCCCTTGGCAGAGAGGCCGACAATACACGGACTCGGGTCTAAGAAACGAAGGTCGTGTTCGTCCCCGTCGATGACGGGGAGACCAGCGTACTGCTCTGGCAACTCCTCAAACACCACGGCGATGTTACCGCCGAGGTGCATCACGTCCACACAATCTAACCAGTTGTTCTCGCTACGCGAGAAGGTCAGGTGGTAGTTGGACGGGAACACCGTGCTGTTCTTACCGAGAAAGCACTCCATCCTGTCCACGTGCTTGGTGTAGTCAAGGAACTGGGTATCAGGACACTGCTGGAATATGGAATCCCATTCTTCCCAAGCAATGTCAGATGTCCCGTTCAGTCGAACAACGGGCTTGAGTCTTGCCTTCTTAGCCTCGTACTCGTGCCTTACGCACTCTCCCAGCAACGCGAGCTTGAAGGTCTGTGGTTCATTGAAGTACCACTCCGTCTTCTTGTCGTGTGCTGATCGTACTTGCTTGTGAAGGAAGTGCCCGTTGTTCCTGAAACAGGAATCTTTGCACCCAGTTGTCTCCTTGCCACAGGTGTTGCCAATGCCTGAGGAGTCGCTTGGCGAGAGGTGCATGACCTTCATGCTGTACTCGGCCATCCCCCAGTCGTTCGTCTTCAAGACCTTCGTGTTGCCTTTAGACAACAGATCCATAGTTCTCTCCTTTCGTTGAGGTAGTGACAGAGTGGGCCGGTGCGGGTGTCCCCAACACCGGCCCCAAGGTTCAAACGGTTTCTGGTACTCCTGTGAACTCTTCGATCTCCAAAACGACACTTCCGACCACAGGCACGGTGATGCAGGGACGCCGCAGCGTCCCTCTGTCATCAGTGTTTGTGATCATGCAGGAAAGCTCCACCGACTCCGAGGATTCAACCGACCACACACCCTTGTTTGTGAAGGTTGTGAAGTGGGCCGGTCCAGCCCAAGGGCTGTAATGGACCGAGTACGTCCCCGGCTCCGAGTCTGAGAGACCCATCGCTCCGGTTTGTCTCCAGATCCCTGAGGCTCCGAGAGATGGATGATCATCCACCTTCGCACGAGCAGACATGAGGTCCATTGGCCTGAAGATGTCGATCTTGCAGTAGGTGGACATGTCGGCAACTTGTTGCTCTTGAGCCGTCTGGCCCGAGAGCGGGAAGTGCCAGTTCCCACCGACCGCGATCACATCTCCAAGCACACGGGCGTGGACGTTCTTGCGTCCCTCGTCCTGTGCCCTCTCTCTGCCAGCCTCACTGACTTGGAATGAAGATTGACCCATCCAGACATGCTGGGCGTGGGCAATCACCCTACCGTAGTGGTAGTCGGGGAGTCCCTTTGTTGAAGTGTCTTCGTTGCGGATCGAGAACAGCCGCCTATGGCTGTTCCAGTAGACTCCACATCGCAATCCCATAACTCGTCTCCTTGTGCCTGACAGGCTCAGGCTGGCCTTGACCCAGAGTGGGCCAGAGTGGCGGACGGGGGAGTTGAACCCCCGCCCGCCCAACTTCTCAGTTCACGGAAATGGGGATGTTGTCCAAGGTCCTGACTGACTTGGGGTCGTCAAGGACCT